GGCTGGTCGTCCACGGCACCGCAGCGCAGCGCGATCTCGCGCACCGTCTGGCGCAGGTTTCGGGTCATCATGCCCACCGCCGTGGCGGCGGCGCCAGCAATCAGCGACCGGCCGAACGTGCCGATCCGCGCCGAGGTCGAGGCCAGCGCCTGGTTGATCCGCCCGGTGGAGCGAACCATGTCCTGCTCCATGGCCCGGGTCGCCGTGCGCGAGTTTCGCTGGAGGCCCTGATATGTCCGGGTGCCGCGCCGTTCCGCCTGCCCCATGCGCTTCTCGAAGTCCGAGATCCGCGCTTCGAGCATGACAATCAGCCGCTCGTCTGCCGTACCGCTCATGTCGCCTCCTATGCCGTGAAGAATTCATCCTCGAACCAGTCGGCCGAGGTGGTGAAGCCGCCTTCCTGCGCCGCGCAGCGAGACACGGCCATGGCCGAGGCCACGGCGCCGTCGATCGACAGCCAGCGCTTGGGCTTGGTGAACTTGACGACGTGGCCATGGTCGTTGCGCTTGACCACGACATTGGCGAAGCAATGCCGCAGCACCGGGTGGCCGGCGTGGCGGAACTCGCCGCCGAGGATGGCGCGCTCCAGCTCCATGATGGCGGGCATCATCAGCGAGGGGATCTGCCGGAAGTCCACGGCAGGCAGGCCCAACTCCACGATCTTCGGCTGGACCTGTCGCGCCATGTGCGGGTCAAAGGCGATCTCGCGCACGTCGAACTCCTCGCACAGCTCGACCAGCTTGGCCTCGATCCGCGCGTAATCGATCACGTTGCCCTCGGTCGCCTCGATCAGGCCCTCCTCGGCCCAGGCGTGATAGCTGGCACCGGAAGCCTCGGCCCGGGCGCTGATCCCGTCCTCGGTCGTCTCGGTGCCGTGCTCGTCGGTCTGGACACGTTCCGAGGGGCAGAAGAACCACGGGTGAACCGCGTAGCCCTCGGCCGTGCGCCAGCAGGCCACGATCACCGACAGGTCAACGGTGCTCGACAGGTCAACGGCCAGCCAGCAGGGCGCGTCCCTGAGGGCGTCCAGATCCACCGGCTTGGCCCCGTCGTCATAGATCGCCATGTCAACAAAGGGGTCGGTCGAGGCGTCTTGCCAGATGTTCAGCTTGAGCTGGAGGAGCGACTGCCGCTCGCCCAGGCTGCGCTCTGCCCGCTTGGCATGACGCCGGAAGCCCGCAAGGCTGGGGTAGCCGTGCTGCAGACCGGGGTTCACCTGATGCCAGACCTTTTCGTCGGCCCAGTCCGCGCGGCGGTCAGCCTCGAACAGGATCGGCAGAATGGACGGATCGTCCACCGCGCCACTCGCCACCTTGCGCGCACCGTCGAAGAACTCGAAGGCGAGGTTGTCCTGCCCCCGGCCGGCGGTCGAGGCCACCACCAACAGGCTGTTGTCGATCTTCTCCAGACCCGTGGTCAGCGCTTCCCAGAGGTCGCGGCCTTTCCAGATATGGATCTCGTCGGCCAGCACGAAGTGAGGCGTGCGACCGTGCTGCGGCCCGCCCTCGCCGCTGATCACCTCCAGATAGCTGGCGTCCTTGCGCAGTTGCAGCTTCTTCGGGGCGTTGTGCGCATCGTGCAGCTTGGTCGCCGCCACCAGCCGCTTGTCCTCGCGGATGATGCCGGCAGCCTCGCGGAAACCGATTCCGGCCTGCTTGCGATCCGCCGCCGCGAAGATGGCCTCGCCGCCCGGGATGCGCTCGGGACCGATCGTATGCAGCAGCGCCAGCGCGGCGGCCAAACTGGTCTTCCTGTTGCCCCTCGGCAGCATCAGCCCAACGGTGCTGACGATCCGGTGCCCGAACTCGTCGCGTGGGCCATAGACGCGGCGCACGATCCGCTCCTGCCAGGGGTCAAGCTGGAAGGCCCGGTTGGGCAGGATGCTCTTGGGGTGCCGCAGGGCGCGCAGGAATTGCACCGCCCGCTCGCCGTGGCCGAACGGGTCCGGGATCTCGCTGTCGTCATAGATCCAGTGCGGGAAGGTCGAGGGGGTGGTTTCCGCTGCCATGCCCTACCCCATGTCCAGGGGATTGGGCGCGTCGTCGTCCTCGGCGTCCTCCCGGATCGCCGGGCGGGACCGCGACACAGGCGTGAGCCCCAGCTCGGCCGCATGCTGGCGGGCCGAGGCCATCGCCTTGTCTTGCAGCCTCATCAGCTTCATCGCGAGATCGGCGTCGGGTCCGGTCTGGATCAGGGTTTCCAGATCCCTGACCCGGCCGGCGCAGATGCAATAGCTCTCCAGCGTTCCGAGGTCTGCCGTGGTCAGAATGCGCCGCTCGGACAGGTCGGGCATCACCCGGTTCCATTCCGCCCGCGCCGCCTCGGTCATCCATGCCGGCGCCGGCAGGATGCCCACCGGGGCCGAGGATTGCCGAAGCTGGGGTTTCGTGCCCTTCATCACTCGGACCTCGTGCAGCGGATTTCCAGACCGCGCCCGCCGTTGATCGGCGTCACTTGCCGGATGTTCAGCGCCTCGCCCCGGTGCAGGACCCGGTGAACCAGATCGACCCCCTCCACGAACCGGGTTCGGAAGACCATCGCCACCGTGCCCGCCGCACCCTGCGCCTGGATGAATTCCTCGGTCGTCTGCTCGACCAACTCGGCGCGCAGCGTGGCAATGGTCGCCCAGGTCTCCACCGGGGTCCCGTGTTCGTCGATCTCGGTTTCCACCGACTGGATCTCGATCAGGTGTTTCATCCGCCCTGCCCTCATGCGCCGGTCTCCACGATCAGGGCCTCGATGGTGACAATGCCGTGCGAGGTCTCCCCGTCCGGGTCGCGCAGGTAGCGGGCGCTCGACACGCGCTGATCCGCACAATGGAGGCCGGCGCCCAGGTCAAACCGCCCCGCGCGCACCGCCGCCTTGATCGCCGCGCCGATGGCCTTGACGCCCGCGGTCGAGGGCTCCTTCTTCCACAGGTGCACCGTGTGGAAGATCCGCGTGTGCTGGCGCTGGAGGCTGGTCCCCTCGTCCACTTCCTGCGTCTCGCCCAAGACGATTGAGGGCGACGGCGCCGGGCGCTGGTGGCGGTCAAGGATCGAGGTGGCAGGCACCAGAGCGGTGACGCCCGGGCTCGTCGCCAGCCGGTCGCGGATCGCCGTCTGGAGGGCAAGGTCGGCACTCATCGGGCGTCCTTGATGGCTTTGCCGATGCCGCGCTTGATCGCGGCCAGGGCGCGCTTGCGGTTCAGCCGGAAGGCGGGCCAGAAGAAAGGATGCGGCGCGTGTCTGGTCGTGCCGTACTCCTGGAGGTGCGGATAGCGAACGTCGGTATTGCCGGCGGTGATCGCGGTGGCATTCTCGGGTACCACCATGGAGCCGCCCGGCTGGGAATAGGGCGGGGTTGCCTCGCCCGGCCCGGTGACAGCGATGCTGGATTTCAGATCCGGGGCATCGGTCGCGGGGTCGTCGGGCGCAAGCGAACGCATCGTTTCTGCGATCTTGTCGGCCTCGCGCACCAGCACGGGTTGCACGGCATCGCGGGCGGCCTTGGGGATCGCCCGCATGCGGTTCTGGAAGCTGGAGAGGCCGCCATCATTCGCCATCAGAAGGTGAACTCCCGGTAGCCGTCGAGGACCGCCGACACACCGAAAGGCAGCGGCAGCTTGCCGTCCCCGGCCTCGTCGCGCAGCTCGTACCACGCCGCCGCAATCTGGCTCACCGCCTCGATCAGCGCTGGGGGGATTGGCTCCTGATCCTCGCCGCCGAAGGTCGCCTCGATCTGATAGCCGAGCACGCGCTCAACGTGATCCTGCGCCGCCGCGATCTTCCGAGTCAGAAGATCGTCGTCCATGAAGCCCAGATCATCGGTGAAGCCCAGCTCTTCCTTGAGCTGCGCGAGCGTCAGGATCGCCATGATCAGGCCTCGTCGGCGTTGACGCGGACGATGTTGGAGTTGACCCAGAGCGAGGCGTTCAGCTTCATCACGGCATTGGCGCTGTCGAAGGCTTCCGAGGCGCTGCCGACCAGAGCCACGAAATACCGCTCGGACGGCGTGCCGCCGGTCGGCGCGTCGTTCAGTTCCAGCTTGAAGGCATATTCGGCGTCGGTTTTCTCGGCTGCGATCAACGCAAGCTGGCCCGCGTCGGCATAGTCGATACCGCAGACGATCTCCATCGTGCCGGCGCTGCGGGTGCCCTTGAGGCGCTTGGTGCGGCCATAGCTCAGAGCATCGAAGGTGATCTCGGACGCGGTATCGCCGATCGAACCCAGCCCCTCGGTTTCACCGATCTCAACCCAGGTCTCGCCCGAGAAGTCGCCCAGAGCGAGATCGGCGTCGGTCGAGGCCATCGCCCCGCCGATGTAGAGCTTGGCGCCATTGGTGGCGAAGATGGTCATGATGTGGTTCCTTTCGCGCGCCGCTCCATCCGTTGCTTGGCGCTGTTGTGGTGGTGAGCGCAGAGGGGCTGCCAGTTGTCCTGATTCCAGAACAGCCGCCGGTCGCCCCTGTGCGGGGTGCGGTGATCGACCACCGTTGCCGGGGCCGAGCACATGGCGCAGCGTGGATGCCGCCGAAGAAAGGCCTTGCGGGCCTTCTCCCAGGCGCTGGTGTAGCCCCGCTGGCTGGAGTTGGGCCGGGTCCGGTCGAACCGGGCGCCGCGTTCCCGGGCGCGCTTCACCTCACAGGCGCAGCGGGTGCCGTGGGGCACCGTGTTGCCGCAGCCGCAGAGGCGAGGCG